AAATGGAATTATTACACAAAATGGCAAAGCACAATAACTTTGCAACATTCAAAAAAGCATTTATTGAAGAATTTGGAATAGGAAAATGGCTTGCTATATTGGCCATTATGGACAGCATCAACCATGGTAAGTATGATCAACTTATGCAAATGTGCTGTGACTTATATAGTAGCATTTCTTCGGCAAGAATAGGTATTGATGATCTAAAAGGGGACAGAAAGTTCGCTGCCATTGTAGAGGCAAGGCAATTAGCTATGTTCTTTCTTATGACATATTCTCCATTAACATTAGAAGCTATAGGGGGGCTATTCAATAAGGATCATTCCACGGTTCATTGGGCTAAGAGTGTCATTCCTACAAGGATTGAACACAAAAGTCTTCTTATTCCAATTGATGTTTATTTCGAAGCAAATCAAATGGCACAAAAGATATTGGGAGGGGAATAATGAACGGATACGAACTTAGTAGAAATTGGTTTGACTTCTGCTTCCTTAATCCAGACAGAATAAAGCCAACACACACTGCTCTGTATTTCTTTATCATTGAACATTGTAATAGGTTAGGGTGGAAGGAAAAGTTTGGACTCCCAACAACAATGGCAAAAGAAGCTATAGGTATTCATTCTTACAACACTTACATAAACACATTAAATGATTTGGTTGAATTTGGGTTTGTGAAAATGATTCAGAAAAGTAAAAATCAATACTCAAGTAACATAGTTGCCCTATCAAATTTTGATAAAGCACATGACAAAGCACTTGATAAAGCATTGATAAAGCACGTAACAAAGCAAAGTGAAAGCACTATACAAAGCATTAGTAGTATAAATAAACAAAGAACAATAAACAATAAACAAGGGAAGAAGTTTATTCCCCCAACTATTAATGATGTAAAAACATATTGCTTGGAAAGAAAGAATAGTGTTGATGCTGTTAAATTTATTAATCATTATCAATCTAACGGATGGATGGTTGGTAAGAATAAAATGAAAGATTGGAAGGCTGCCGTCAGGACATGGGAGGGAAATAGTTATTCAAAGCCACAAACAACATCTAACCCAACATACGAAAAACTATGAAATTAAGTGAACAATTATTAGCAAGGATATTAAAAGACCCTAAAATTCTTTTTGAAACAGGAGAAATGATTTCAGATGTTTTATTTAAAGACTATAGGGATAAGGAAATTTTTAAAGTGTTTAAAGGGCAGGCATTGGCTGGGGAATCGACAGATGTTATTACGCTTTCTAATAAATCTAATCATCCTGATGAGGTTATGTTAAGGGCAGCCGAACTAACATCAAGCATAGACTACTCCATTCCGTTACAATCATTATTGGATGAGGCATCGGTAACTATCAAACAAATAAAGATTGATGAATTTAAGGATGGATTGGCTAAAAACAAGTTTAATCATCCTGATGACATTCTAACGTATGCCTCTGATTTTATCTCAGGCTTCGACACATCGTCCGTGAGGGTAATGAAGACAATGCAGGATAATGTTGATGAAGTATTAAGGCTTGTTGAACATAATAAAAACAATATTGGACTTACAGGTTTAGATACAGGCTTCTATAAACTCAACAATCTAACCAATGGACTACAGGGGGGAGATTTAATTGTTGTTGCCGCAGAAACATCACAAGGGAAGACAAGCTTGGCTCTTAATATAGCGCATAAATCAGCAGAAGCACATCCAGTGTTATTTAATAGCTGTGAAATGATGTCAACACAAATAACAGGAAGGATGTTGGCCTGTGAGTCTGGTATTGGAAGCAACCACATTCTAACAGGGCAACTTAATGAGGAGGAATTAGCAAGGCTTGGGCATTATAGTAGCAATGTTGCGTATAACAAAATGATTATTGATGATAAGAATAATAACATTGATACAATCATAAGCAACATAAGGGTGTTATATCACACCAAGGGTATTAAGCTTGTTGTTATAGACTACCTTCAATTGTTGCATACTACAGAGAGAGGGATGAATAAGGAACAGCAAACAGCGATGATAACAAGAAGGCTTAAAAATCTTGCCAAGGAATTAAGCATCCCAATAATTCTTATTTCCCAGCTTAGGAGAGATCAGATAAATCCATTTCCAAGGCTATCAAGACTTAGAGATTCAGGACAGATAGAAGAGGCGGCAGACATTGTTATATTTGTTTACAGGGCTGAGTATTATGGAGAGCATAGCTTTGAGGATGGAATGTTGGCAGAAGGAAAGGCTCAGATAATTATTGCCAAAGGAAGAAACACAGGGACAGGAATGTTTTATGTTAATTTTGATAAACGTCTAACCAAATTCTTTGACCATGAAGACTAAGCTAATTACAGAAAACCTAAAACAGTTAGGAGACATTCCTAAAATAATCAAGAGAATAGAGATGCAAGAGTTTATTATTCCTGCTCACAAGAACACGATGATTAGGTTTTATGAAACACAGAAACAGATATTATTGGATCAAATTAAATTTATGCAAACATTAAAATAATATGGACGGAGCAGTAAATTGGCTATTAGATAATGGCTTTGTGAAGAATGGAGAATGCTATGATAATAAAAAATGTAGAATTTATTTGTATGAAAACAAAATAAGCATTATCTTTGGGGAAATGATGAATAATGTTAAGACCACAGCACAAATGGTGGATAATTTAATAAACCTGAAATTGATATGAGTAAAGTAGTCTGTAAAATGAAAAATAAGCTACCCTGTATTGGCTCTAACGCACTTTCTCGCAAAAGTAATACCATATATCCATTTGCATATAAAATCGCTTAAAACTGATAAAATGAATAAGCCAATATATTATTACACATTGGACGTTAAGCTTGTTATGGGCAAGATGACGCAGATATTCAGGAAGCGTTGGTATATTTCGACTAAACCAAAAGACAAGCTTGAGGAATATTTAAGGAAGGATGATAAGGAGTTTGAGAGGTTTGTGTTTATAACAACAAAGATTCAGGGCAAGAAGATTAATGAATGGCAATTACACGTAAGGAATGTCAAACAAGTGGGGGAGACAGCTTATGGCTAAGAGAAGAGTGGAAAGGACGAGGAATGCAGGCACATGGACTGAGGCTCAGTATTGGGGGTTTCTTAGGAGTTCTTTGCGTAGAGCTTTTAGATATTATAAGCCGTTGGCTCAATGTAAGATAAACGCCAGAAGAAAATATAAAGGCAAAAGAAAGAGTCAGAAATGGGAATACCAATGTGCTGAATGTAAGGAGTGGTTTAAGGGAAAGGATGTGCAAGTGGATCATGTTGTTCCTGTTGGCTCTTTAAAGTGTTACGAGGATTTAGCTGGTTTTGTTAAGAGGCTTACGGCCGAGAGAGAAGAGGATTATCAATTGATGTGTAAAAAATGCCATCAAATTAAAACTAATAAAGAAAGAGGAAGATGAAAATATTAGTGCTTACAAACGAAAAATTAAATGGTGTATTGTTTTACAGGTGTGTTATGCCACATGCTTACATGGCAAGAAATCACCAAGTGAAATACACAAACCTATTATTGTTAATGCCTGATGAGGAATTAGAGAAATATGATATTTTGTTTATGTCATATTTTAACTATGATGAGAATGATATTAGTCGTTGTCGCAGGCTTGGGGTTAAGGTGGTGATAGATATTGATGATTATTGGGTGGTGGATAGGTTTCATGAACTTTATGATCATTTTCAAGAGACAGACAGAAAGAATAATATTCCTAAAATAATACAACAGGCCGATGGTGTTACGACAACAACAGAAAGGCTTGCTTCTAAGGTGGGGTTGTATCATGATAATGTGTGTATTATTAAAAACGTATTAATGAATGATAATTTTGTTAACCCAAGGCAGAATCAGATTCCATTATTTGCGTGGGTGGGAGGTAATAATCATACGGCAGATTTGTTCATCATACAACATTTACAGAAGGGGTATAAGTTTCCAGTTTATGTTCCAGAAATGTACAGGCTTATTTTTAAAGACAATTTCTTATACTATCCCCCTCAGCCTATTCCAAATTATTTAGGTTTGTATAATGAATATGACATTATATTGGCATCGTTAAGGGATGCGGAGTTTAATACATATAAGAGTCCATTGAAAGTGATGGAGGCTGGGATGTTTGAAAAGCCGTTAATTGTTAGTGATGTTGATCCGTTTAGCGAATATTTAAGGCATAAGGAGAACTGTCTTGTTGTTAAAAAGCCTTCTGAGTGGGCTAAATGGGCTAAGGTGTTGAGTGATGATGAGGATATGAGGAAGGAATTAGG